CTCGAACTTGGGCGACAGGGCCAGCAGTCTCCTCTTTACAGAAAAGAGTAAGAGTACTGAGGACCGTCGCCTCTAGTCGAAGATGAGCCGGCCCGAAGGAAGGAAAAACCGCGGGGGGAGAGAAGAGGTTCTCGAGCAGTGGGTGAGCGGAAGAAAGAAGTTAGAGGAACTCGAGAGAGACCTCCGGAAGGTTAAGAAGAAAATCAAGAAACTTGAGGATGAACATCCCTGGCTGGGAAACATCAAAGGAATTCTCGGAAAGAAAGATAAGGATGGAGAGGGGGCTCCCCCGGCGAAGAGGGCCCGAACGGACCAGATGGAAGTAGACTCCGGACCTAGGAAGAGGCCTTCCAGGGGAGGATTCACCGACAAGGAGAGGCAGGATCACCGACGAAGGAAGGCCCTCGAGAACAAGAGAAAGCAGCTATCGGCGGGGGGAAAGAACCTCAGCAAGGAGGAGGAAGAGGAACTTAGGAGGTTGACCGAGGAAGACGAGAGAAGGGAAAGAAGAATAGCCGGCCCGCAGGTTGGGGGTGTGAACCCCCTCGAAGGTGGAACGAGGGGAGCGCCCGGGGGCGGCTTCGTCCCCAGCATGCAAGGAGTCCCGGAGTCCCCCTTTACTCGGACCGGGGAGGGACTGGACATAAGGGGAAGCCAGGGATTCCCATAGGATATACTCTTCCCAGCCGACCCTCCCTCCTCTCCCCAGAGTTGTCGACCCCAGTGAATAAAGCGGGTTTCCACTCGCAGGTTTGCGTCTCGCGTCCTTCTTTCCTCTTCGGGTCGGCATGGCATCTCCACCTCCTCGCGGTCCGACCTGGGCATCCGAAGGAGGACGCACGTCCACTCGGATGGCTAAGGGAGAGCCACTTTTCTCTCGCTTCTCTCTGGGAAGCTAGAGAGATTTGTGGGTCCCATTCGCCATTACCGAGGGGACGGTCCCCTCGGAATGTTGCCCAGCCGGCGCCAGCGAGGAGGCTGGGACCATGCCGGCCATCAGGTAAGAAAGGATGGAACGCGGACCCTGCAGAGTGGGGTCCCGCCATTCCTGGGCGACCCTTGGGGGGAAGGAGCTTGGGCGGAATCGGGAGGAGCATCCCATGGCTCCACTGGTCCCCAATGTTCAAAGTCACCCCCCTCGGTCACTTTGAAAGGGGGTCCGGGAGTCTGCTATGTGGGGACGATAAGTCGAGTTCCCCGGGATAAGCCTCACTCGTCCCCTCTCGGGGGGCGGAACACCCACCTGCTAGCCCCGCTGCTCTCTTTGCTTTCCTCCTCGCTTCGGTCTCCCCCAACTCCTAGCATCCCCTCCTATCGCTATGGTCTACTCCCTCTCGCGATGCGCTCTCTGTTCGCTGAAGGGGTCCTCTGGAGGTGATTTCTCTGTTCTACTCCGTGTGGCTTCCTCCCTCTGGGGTACTCTCAACCCTTCGGGCCGGAGTGTCCTCCAAACTTGGCCGCCGGGCCCCTCGGATCGGGAGGCCCGCCTCCTTCTCTTCCACCTTCCCTCTTTCCCCTTCCTAGAGTTTCACTGGCGTTATGGGGAAATTCATCCGCTTCTTGCTTTCTCTTTTTTCCTTCTTGGGAGTTGTATCTCCGACGTTCCAATGCTCTTTACCGACTCACCCCTCTCGGGCGCTGATCTATCCTCCCCGCGAATCCTTGTTCGGAACTTGGCTCAT